AGGTAAGCATTGGCATAACTTGTAATTCTTACGCTATTTTGCTTGCCATTTACAACCTTTAACATTTCACCACCAATTTCTACATTAGGAGCAACGTAGTCAGTAGCTAAACTTTGGCTGACAATCTGGCTATTCATTGCAACAATTTTGACTCTGTTATTACCTAATACTTGTTTAACCTTGTAGAAATCTACATTAGTTTGGTCATATCCCCAGCTACAGTAAAGAATATCACCTTCTTTTATATCTGTAGGAGCAAGTCTTTCGGCTTTGTATTTTGCAACTTCCGCAGCTCTTGCAATTCTGTTATTAACAGTTTTAGCAACTTGAGCCAACATAGCTTCTTCATTTTTGAAAAGATAGTACCAAGTAGCATTAACAGCCTTGCCAGCAAAACAAATGGCAGACCATTGACCGTCAGCACCATTGTTTGTGTAAACAACCACGTCTGCTGGATTGTCAATTGTTAAAGGGACATATCCTGCTGGAATGTATCTTTCTTTGTTTCTTCCCATTTTAATCTCCTTGTTATTTAATTACTATATACACAGTATATACACTTTAAAAACAAATACAATACTTTTTTAAACTTTTTTTATTTAATTAAACCTCTAGCTATTGTTGCAGTTGGAACGCTGTAGTCTGTCACAATTTGACCTAAAAATACATGAGTTGCACAATACTGCGTTTTAACTAATTCATTCTTATTATTGTAAGTTTTAAAAACATCTATTACTGTACATTCACTAGGAAACTTACCTCCAGTCATGAATTTAGTTCCGATTGGATATTCGGTCATACAACCTCACTTTCTGCCCATGTATTGCCATTCATAATACATTTAGTACCAGTACCGCCAGTAAGTGCATATTGCTTAAATGGCTCTGGTTTGTCTGCTGGGTTACCTTTAAGTACTATTTTTGCAGCTTCAAGTCTTAAGTCCTCTTCTACAGTATTAAAAAAAGAACAGGTTGATAGAGCAACCACCATATTTTTAAGTGCAAAAGTGGGCTGATTGCCCACTATTTTTTTAGCTTCTGCGTAGTTCATACATTCTCCGTTTCGTTTTTATTAATTGTTTCAACAATTTTCTCACCAGTTGAGTTGTCTAAATAAACAACCCAATCACCTATGGTTACATAAACACAACCATTATTTTCACCGTTACCCTGTCTAATATCTACATTGACTTTCATACATTCTCCTTAAGTTTATTTTCTTCTTGTAAGATTGTTAAAAACATCATAATGAGTTTGGTTTTGTCAAGACCTACTTCATTTGCTATTACTTGAAATGCCTTGTCCATCTTTGCAAAGTTTGGTTTCTTAATCATTAGTCCATTCTCCCTTCGTTGTATTCAGCTTTTATACCATGTGCTGCTAAAAATTGCAATACTGGTTGAGCTGTTTTCCATTTAGCTACATTACCCTGCATTTGAATTGGAGCTCTGATTTTACCGTATGGAGTTGAAATGTTATCTCCAAGAGTACAAGTACCTTCATCATTGCTGCCTTGATTAACATACTCTTGTGCCCACATTTGTGCAGCTTCAACTAAAATACATTTTGGTGACCTTGCTTGAGCTTCTTTTTGATACACTTCTAAATAATCCCAATCAATCATTATGCGTTCTCCTTATTTAATACATCAAAAATAATTGCTTTAGCACAGTTGATAAATTGTCTAGCTTCGTTAGCTTGTTGAGGTGAAACCCAACCTTCATTAGTACCGTTAAAATCTGCACCAATAACTTCTTGAGCATCACTTAATAAACCAGCAGCAAACATTATTTCAGTACCAGCAAATGCCTGCTCTTTTACCATTGCAAATAATTGAGCTTTTGACATACCGTATGCTTGCTTTTCCCATGCTAACTTTTCTTGTTCTGTTTTCATTTTTATCTCCTGTTGATTAATTACCATACATGAACTATAGCAAAACCAAAAAAATATACAATACCTATATACAAAATATATTTAAAATAATTTAAATAAATATCTTGCTTTCCATTTTTAGCTATGTTACGCTTTTTTGAAATATTTTTAACTACTAGGAGCAATGTATGAAAGTCCGCAATTGGAGCAAGTTTCAGCACTTTAAGAACAAATCCTCTATGGTCTGGTTTAAGGTTTATGGTCGTGATATTCTGTCTGACCCAGACTGGCATCAATTAACTTCTGACCAAAAAGCTACTCTTTTTGAACTTTGGTGTTTGGCATCTGAACGTAATGGTGAATTACCAGATTTACGAAAAGTATGCTTTAGGCTGCATAAAGAACCAGAGTATATTACTACTATGTTAAACGGTCTTAAGGACTGGTTTGACGGTGACATATTCGGAACTATACACAAAGTATATAAAGAGAGTATTAGAGAGGAGAGGAAAGAAGAGGATAAGAGAGAAAATGAGAAGATAAGAGATGAGAAGTATAGGTTTATTAAGGGAGTCTTTTAATGAACATACATGAACTTATTGGTTACTTTCAAAATCCTCATAAATCTGGTGAAAGTGAATATCAATGTTTATGTCCATCCCATGATGATAGACAAGCTAGTTTAGGCTTGAAGGAATTATCAGATGGTCGTATACTGATTCATTGTTTTGCAGGATGTTCAGCAGTAGATGTGTTAGGAGCTGTAGGTCTTAACCTTGATGCTGTTACACCACAAAGGTTAGGTGACTTTAAACCTGCTAGGAAAGCATTTAATCCTTATGCAGTATTAAAAACAATATCTACTGAAACACTACTAGTAGCATTAGCAGCATTAGAAATGGGTAGTGGCAAAACCCTTCCAGAAGAAGATAGGGTAAGATTATTAAAAGCAGCAGAGAGATTAAGAGGAGCATACGATTTATGTCATTAGAAGAAAAAGTACAGAGCCTTGTGGTAAACGAGGATAAGATTAAGAATTATTTTTTTGTGAGGGACAGTGATGAGTACCGTAAAATTAAGAGTCCAGATTTATTTATTGATGACACGATTAAATATTTTACTGGCGAAATACAAAGTGGTGCGTATCTTCCGTTTGATAAGGCAGAAAATTTTAGGCTTCGTTTAGGGGAAACGACAATTTGGTCTGGTTATAGCGGACATGGCAAATCCATGCTATTGAGCTATATCACACTTAAATTGATTGAGAACTACAAGACTATGATATGTTCTTTTGAAATGAGTTGTCGTAGCACACTAGCAAGATATATTCGTCAATCAGTAGGAACTAGTGAGCCAACAGACGCAGCCATTACTGACTTTTGTAATTCTGTAGTAGGACAGTTGTTTTTATATGACCAGTTAGGCAGCACAAATCCTACAGCAGTATTATCTGTTATCTACTATGGAGCAGAACAATTAGGTATACAGCATTTTGTGGTAGATAGTTTAATGAAGTGTTCTATTAATGAGGATGACTATAACGGTCAGAAGAAGTTTGTAGACCAGCTGTGTATTGCTGCAAGGGACTTAAATATACACATTCACCTCATTTGCCACAGCAGAAAAACAATAGACGAAACTTCTCATACTCCAAGTAAGTTTGACGTGGCAGGTTCTGCGACCATAACTAACCTTGCAGATAATTGTGTTAGTATCTACAGAAACAAGAAAAAAGAAAAAGATATTTTAGATGGTAAATTAAATGAAGTTGATGCTAAACTAGTTCCAGATGGTTTTATGGCAGTAAATAAGCAAAGGCATTTTGAATGGGAGGGCTCTATACCTTTATGGTTTCAGCCTAAATCTTTACGTTATAGGGATAAACCAATATGAAATTTCAAGACAGTGAGTGGTATAAGTTATTTGGAAATTGTGAGTATCGTGTTACATTTCCAGATGGAAAAATAATTGAATCGGAGGGTTTTAATCGTGCAAATGCTAAAGTGGAATTTGACAAAGGAAAATTTAAGTCTTTTAATAACCAAACTAAAGGAACTTGATTTTAGTAAAGTGTATAAAGTAACAGTTTCAGAAAGAAAACATATTCGTAATTTAAGCCAGAATGATAAATACTGGGCATTATTAGAAATGTTATCTGATTATCTTGGATATACCAAAGAAGAGTTACACGAGTTGTTAAAATGGAAATATCTTAAATATGCAAAAGAAGTTGCAGGTCAACCTATAGTTGTAGTACCATCTACATCAGACCTTGATACTGGTCAATTTGCGGATTACATTTCTGATGTCATTCGTTTTGCTAATGAATATGGATGTAAATTCCCAGATGATATACCGCAACATTAAACTAACTAAACTTGTTAGAGAACTACCATGTCAACATTGTGGTATACAATCTGAAACAATTTGTGCAGCTCACCGTAATGAAGGTAAATCTATGGGAGCAAAAACATCTGACGCATTAGTAGCAGCTTTATGTTTTGAATGTCATTTTAAATTAGATAACGGAAAAGAATTAACTAAAGAAGATAGACGTGATATGTGGAATAGAGCATACATAGGAACTATGCAATATCTTTGGGAACACAATATGATTGGAGTTAAATAATGGGTAAGGGTTCAACACCAAGACCTTTTACAGATAGGTCTGAATTTGAAGATAACTTTGATAAAATATTTGGTAAAAGAATTAAAGAACAAAAATTAAATAATGATGATATGGTAGAGTACGAACTTAATAAATCCACAGGCGAAGTCCAGAAAAAAACAAATTAATGGCTATATCTCCAACGCAGTTAAGTTTACGCAAACTGCGTGCAGAAGGATACTTTGTAGCTATTACAGAACACTGGAACTCATTTGCTCGTATAAGGCAAGACCTCTATGGATTTATTGACTTACTTGCAATTAAAGATGGTAAGATATTAGCTGTACAAACCACTACCAAAGTAAATGCTAATGCTCGTGTACGCAAAATTTCAGAGTTGGAACATATCGGTATAGTCAGAGAATGTGGTTGGACTATTCATGTACATGGATGGTTTAAGAATAAGTCAAATCGGTGGGAATGTAAAATTATAGATGTATCTTAAGGAGAATCATGGCTAGTAATAATCAAACAGTATATGAATTAAATGGAGAAAAATTAACAACTCATCAACTCCGACAAAAAATTATGGATTTACTTGGTGATAGTAGAATGACTATAAGAGAAATGGAAGCTGCTTTTGGATTTAAAGAAAAAAAATTAGTGCCAATTATTACTGGCATGGCATCTAGTCATATTATTCTTATGGAAAAATTACAAAACAATAAAAGATTTTCTGTGTACTATAATCATCCAAAATCTATGTTGCAAAATATATTTCATCCATTACCTGAATCATTTGAAACAATGAAGGGTCAATTATACACAGAACGACACACTAAACATAACAACACTATGAGAACACCTTATGAAACTTTTAATGTTAGTAGTATGTATTCTTGTTTAGAATGATAGATATAAACAGATTATTAGCTATATTAGACGATTGGTCTTTATGGATGAAACAAAATGATAGTCATAAACTAGGTTATCCTAGCAAATCTTTGGGTATGTCATCTGGTGGAGAGTCAACCAAAGACGAGTTTGAACATATGGTCAGTAGTATGGATATGCAGAATGTCCGTACTTTAGATGCAATTATTCACAGCTTACCAAAAGAACAACAAGAAGCTTTGTATACAAGATACCTTAAAGCTAGAAAACCTATGGCTTATGAGTACAAGTTGGAATTAGCTATGGACAATTTGTTGACTATTAGTTCAAAACGTATAAACGCTTGACAAAACACATTTCTATGATATAATCTCTGCATAGGTATACTCCTGCCTGTAAGATTTATGCAATCTCCATCTTAACCCTCTTCGGAGGGTATTTTTTATGACAATCCAAGTAAGTGTATGTGAACAGTGCGGTGATGTATATGACCACACTGGATATCCTATTTGTCCAAATTGTCAGTTTGATACATTTATTAAATTAAGGAAACCACATGAAGAAACCAACAACCAAAGCATCCAAGATGGCAAAAATGGATAAAGTTTATAAAGAATTTGGCAAAGGTCAACTTAACATAGGTAAATCATCAAAAAAAGTAACTAACCCAAAACAAGCAACTGCAATTGCACTTTCAATGGCTAACATGGCTAAAAAGAAAAAATAATGAAAGAATTTAAAGATAATGTTAGTACGGATGTAGCTGTAAATGTTTTTGCACTTATGTGCCTTCATGCTATTACTAATAATCATATTAATCATTGGCGAGCTAAAACATTTTCTATACATTCTGCTCTAGGTGAATTTTATTCTGAATTGCAAGACCGCATAGATGATTTTGTAGAAGCATATATGGGTAAGTACGGTGTGTTGGAAGATTACCAAGAATTTTATGCTTTACCTAGCAAAGACCCTATTGAAGAATTAGAATTGCTTTCTAATTTTGTAAAAGAATTACGCACCAAACTACCACAAGATTCAGAATTACAAAACCTTATAGATGAAATTGCTGACCTTATTGACTCTACACTTTATAAAGTTAGGTTCTTAAAATGAAAAACGGATTATACGCAAATATCAACGCTAAACAAAAAAGAATAGCCGCTGGTTCTGGTGAGAAAATGCGTAAGGCAGGCACTAAAGGTGCTCCTACTGCTATGGCATTTAAACAATCAGCAAAGACAGCCAAAAAGAAATGAGTGCTGCTTGGCAAAAAAAAGATGGTAAAAACCCTAAAGGTGGACTTAATGCTAAAGGTCGTGCATCTTATAATAGTGCTACTGGTGGTCATTTAAAAGCACCAGTAAAGTCTGGGGATAATCCTAGACGTGCATCATTTTTAGCTCGTATGGGCAACATGGCAGGTGCAGAACATAAACCTAACGGTGAACCTACAAGATTATTATTATCCCTAAAGGCTTGGGGAGCATCATCTAAATCAGATGCTAAAGCCAAAGCAAAATCTATCTCAACCAGAAATAAACAAAAAGGAAAGTAATCATGCCAATGGTCGGAAAAAAGAAATTTCCCTATACGGAAAAAGGTAAAAATGCAGCAGAAACTTATGCTAGTGCAAAAGGTATGAAGATGCACGAAAAGAAAGAAACTGTAAAAATGAAAATTAAAGAAGGCGATATGAAGAAAATGGTTAAGAAAGGTAAAAAATGAGTACCATACGATTAGATGATAATAGAAATCCAATAGAAGTTTATTTGCCAAGTACATCACAAGTATTTACAGTAGGTAATACTACGGCAGCTTCAACAGCATTTGGTACAGGAACAACTTTAGTAAGAGTATCATGTTCACTTGGTCACTGCCATGTATCATTTGGTGCATCACCAACCGCATCAATTACAACAAGCATGATGATTCCTACAAACTCTGTAGGTATCTTCAAAGTGAATGCAGGTGATAAAATTGCTTATATTAAAGACGCTACTGTAGCTGCTTCAACATTATGTGTAACTGAACTAGCATAATATAAATTAAACTGGTGCTCATATGGATATTTACGAACTCCTAAAATTGCTTGGTAAAAATGCAGCACAACAATACGGTGGTGCAGGTGAAGCAGGATTATCTTCTGCTACAGGTTTAGTGTCTGGTGTTGCTGCTCCCATAGGAGGAGCTATTGCTACATTGCAAAATCATGGTGTCAATCCATACGAACAAGAAATGATGAATTTTATGCAGCGTAATACTTACGCACCAAGAACAGAAGTAGGTCAGCAACGAGCAGAACAAATTGGTGAATTTGCTAATAGAAATTTAGTGCCTATTGCTCCTATGTTAGAAGGATTAGCATTACCATTAACAGCAGGAAGTAAAGTTAGATATAATCCAACTGCCGCTAGAGCTACTATGGAAAAAATTGTACCAGACTATGTATCTGGAGGAAATATTGGTAAAGCTGCCAACTCTAATGATGTTGTTGCAGCTATGATGAATGACCCACAATTAAAAGGTTTTGCAAATTATTTTCAACAAAATGCTGGTAAACCTGTAGAAAATGTAGTTCCTTATGCAGAAGCAAATAGAGTTCCACAAGAAGCAGTCAAAGTTGACAATGGATTATTGCAAACTAATGTAGATAAAAGATTAGCAGATTATAATTCAAGAGGTTATACAAAAGACGTTATTGCTAAAGCACAACAAGAATTTGACAAAACTGGTAAATTACCAGCAGGTTATGTAGCATCCAAAGAAGATGGTGTATTGTACCCAAAACCATCTAGCTTATTAGAAGATGTAACAGACTTTGGTAAACCAGTTCCAGCAGGACAACAAGATACAGTTACCTTAAGGCACAATACTTCTGGTAAAGAAATAGTAGTGACCAAAGAAGGTGCAAAATCTCCTTTTTATACTAAAGAATGGACTCCTGTAGACCATCATTTAGAAGCTGTACAAGCAAATCCAATGTATTTTTTACAAAAATATGATAAACTAGGTGCAGGAAATCCAAAATCACCATTTTATACAGATAACGGTAGGATTGTTAGTACAGACATAATGAGAGAATTACCAGAAACTCAAACTTCTTCTGGAAAGCCATATAATTTAGATAGAACTAAATCAGCAGAAGTGCATGAAGCTGCAAGTTGGCTTACAAAACAACAATACAAACGTAAATTAGAAGAACCTACTCCAACAGGTTACGATAACATAGTTACATTTACAGCAGGTGGTACAGGTGCTGGCAAATCTAGTTCACTAGACAGTTTAGGAGCTTTGACAGACAAATCTAAAGTTATTTATGATACCAATATGAATGGATTAGACTCTTCTATTACAAAAATTGAACAGGCATTAAATAAAAATAAACAATTTGGAGATTATCCATCCAACAAAGTTGATATATTTTACACATATCGTGACCCAATAGATGCTTTAACTGCAGGAGCTTTAGGTCGTGCTTCAAGAATGGAAAAAGCTGCTGAAACTAAAGCTGGTGGTGGTAGAACAGTACCATTGTCAGAACACTTAAAAACACATATTGGAGCTAGAGAAACCATACCTAAATTAATGGAAAAATATAAAGATAATCCAGATGTTAGGTTTGTGGTAATAGATAACTCAAAAGGTCATGGTAAAGCTGTTGAAACATCTATTGACAAATTACCAAAAATCAACGAAAATACCACTGCGGAGAAATTAAAAGCCGCATTAGAAAAGGCAAAAAATGACAAAAGCATATCAGAAGCCATCTATAAAGGCACAAAAGGCGATTAGTCCAGATGATATTAGATTAAAAATCAAGACTAAACAGCTAATTGATAACCTTAATAGAAAGGTATTAGAAGAACAGGCTAAAGATTATGCTGATAAGAATAAGAGCTTATTAGGATAATATACTTTAGCATTTAATACATTCCATACAATATGGTTTGTATGTAGTATTTAACAATTTTTTACACACAAAGGTAATGACCCAGTAATGGAGTTACATTATGGCAGAACGCTTACGCAAAAAACATCAAGAAGAAGTACGGACTAAAATACAGACCAGTCAGCTCATAAATGTCCTTCAAAATCATGCACTTGGAGCAGATGAAATTGATATTACTCCCACAAGGATGAAGGCAATAGAGATATTACTTAAGAAGAGTTTGCCAGACTTATCATCTACGGAAATTACAGGTGATGCAGAACAACCTATATCTATTAAAGTAATTACAGGTATAGATGCTTGAAGAGATTAATGATGATGAGGAATTAGTATCTACAGGGTATATTCCTCGTAATCCACAGAAGTTGATTCACCAAATGGTGAAGGACAACAGGTTCACAGTAGTGGTTGCTCATAGACGTATGGGTAAGACTGTATCAGCCATAAATCAACTGGTACATTCATCACTACTGTGTGATAAACCTAGTCCAAGATTTGCATACATTGCACCTACCTATGCACAATGTAAACGTATTGCATGGGATTACTTACTTCAATATACAAGACCACTAGGAGCTATTGCTAACATAGCAGAGTTAAGAGTGGACTTCATGGGTAGACGTATATCATTATACGGAGCAGATTCACCAGACTCATTACGAGGCATTTATTTAGATGGTGTAGTGATTGATGAGATTGGGGATGTCAACCCTGCTATATTTAGTGAAGTAGTTAGACCTGCATTAGCTGACCGATTAGGTTGGGCAATGTTTATTGGCACACCTAAAGGCAATAACCATTTTAAAGACTTACGAGATAGAGCAAATAATTCAGCAGATGGATGGAAACTATTAGAGTTTAAAGCATCTGAAACAGGATTAATTATCCCTACAGAATTGGCATCAGCCAAAGCTGAAATGGGAGAAGACAAGTTTAGACAAGAATTTGAGTGCAGCTTTAACGCAGCAGTTGAAGGTTCTTACTACGGTAAAATGATAAATGAACTAGAAGAAAAGAATCAAATTACCACTATTCCTAGAGAAATATTAAGCAAGACTTATTGTGCATGGGATTTGGGTATTGCTGATAGTACATCTATTTGGGTAGCTCAAGTAGTAGGCAAAGAAATTAGGATTGTAGATTATTATGAAAATCATTCTCAAGGATTGGATACTTATGTTCAGTGGTTGCGTGATAATGGATGGGATGACGCTGTGCAGCTTTTACCTCATGACGTGGTAGTTAGAGAATTAGGCACAGGTAAATCAAGACAAGAAATGTTAGAACAAGCAGGACTAGAGATAACAGTAGTAAAGAAACTACCAGTAGCAGATGGCATTATGGCTGTACGCAGACTATTACCACGCTGTTGGTTTGACAAGAATGTAAAACAAGGGTTAGATGCCTTACGCAATTATAGACGTAACTATGATGAGAAGCGTAACGTATTCTTTGACTCACCATTACATGATTGGTGTTCTCATGCAGCAGACGCATTTAGATATTTAGCAGTCGGTTTAGACGAAACAGACGCTAACTGGGGACAACCTTTAAATATTAATAATTCATGGATAGTATAAATGGCACAAAACTTCGCAAAGAAATCTAAAAAATCTGGTTATATAATGGATGAGGGAAAACTTAAAGCCATTATTGATGCAGAGATTTGGTCATCACTAGGTTACATTCAATCTGAAACCACAGGTGAAAGACAACAAGCACTAGAGTACTATCTACGCAGACCATACGGAAATGAAGTAGAAGGTAAGTCACAGATTGTTACTGGCGAAGTAGCAGAAGCTATTGATGGTGCATTGCCACAACTGATTCGTGTATTCACATCATCTGACAATGTTGTAGAGTTTAGTCCAGTTCACGAAGGTGACCAAGAATTAGCTGACGGTGCTACTACATACGTTAATCATGTATTCTATAAAGACAATGATGGATTTAGCGTATTACATAATTGGTTTAAAGATGCACTTCTTGAAAAAGTAGGTGTAGTAAAAGTATATTGGGATGATGAAACTAATATCACTAAAGAAGAATACAAAGGTCTTACAGATGATGAATTAACATTTATCATGCAAGACGAAGAAGTAGATGTTGTTTCACATGAAATGATTGATAACTTGGAAATGGTTATTGACCCTATAACAGGTCAACAAGTACAACATAATAACCAAACACATAATGTTAAAGTGCGTAAGACAGTACGCAATGGAACAGTTCGTGTAGAGAATGTACCTCCAGAAGAGTTTATTATTTCTAAACGTGCTAGAAATATTCAAGAATCTGGATTCTGTGCTCACCGTAAGATGCTTACTCGTAGTGAACTTATCTCTATGGGTTTTGACCCTAAAGTAGTAGAAGGTTTAAATACAGGTAACGCATTAGAATATAGCCCAGAAAGAATTGCTCGTTATACTCGTGGTGAACAACCAACTGATATGATGTCACAAGACCACTCTATGCAATTGTGTGAAGTATATGAGTGTTATATCAAGGTTGATTACAATGATGACGGTGTAGCAGAACTACGCAAGATTGTATACGCATCTAATGAAATTTTAAGTGATGAAGATTGTGATTACATTCCTTTCCATTCTATCTGCCCATTACCAATACCACATAAATTCTTTGGTAACTCATTAGCAGACAGAACAATGGACTTGCAACTTATCAAGTCTACAGTCACTCGTCAAATCCTAGACAATATGTACCTTACTAACAATGCTCGTGTGTTAGCAGTAGAAGGTCAAGTAAACTATGATGATTTACTAACATCCACAGCAGGTGGTGTGATTCGTGTGAAGAACCCAGCAGCAGTATCACAGTTAGCTGTGACTTCAGCAGCAGGTCAATCATTCCCTATGTTAGAGTATTTAGACCAAGTACAAGCTAAACGCACAGGTGTTAGCGATATGCAACAAGGCTTAAGTGCAGACGTATTACAGAACGCTACAGCAACAGCAGTGGCTACTATGTCTAATG